AAGAAATGAAGAAGATAGGAAGTTATACGGCAAGAGGAAATGTTAATCCAGAATCATCAAGTGTTGGATTAACTAAAAAGTTAAATTTATTCGACGGGAAATTTTCAACCGCGTATAAAATCACTAAATTTGAGATAATATTATCCGATCCAGATAATACTTCAGCAGATGTTTATGGTATGTTACTTACTGAATTTTTATATTCTGGAACAGATGCTACTTGGGATTTCTCAGAATCTAGGCAGTTAGGTTGGGCCTCTTCTTCTGCAGTATATTCTGATTCAGGTATGACTGCACAACCATTTAATTTAATTGATAGAGATAACCTAGTTGTTGAGGATCTCTTTATCTATGCAAGATGCGGAACAACTGCAGCAAGTGTGAATTATTATATCGAATTTGATAAGTACGATATTTCTGAGGGATTAGGTGCTTTAACTATGGTTCGTAATTCATCTCAGAGCGTGTGATCCATGAATGATGATGTAGAAAAGACATTGGCTGATCCAAAACACCCTATATGGAAGGTCATGTTAGGTTTAGTTGCAGTTCTTAGTGCGCTATGGATGAACTCTACTGTTTAATCCAACCGATCGATCGATCGATCGATCGATCGATCGATCGATTGGATTAAAGTAATCCTGTGGATTGACTTGGTTTTTTCATCCCACATTCAGGACATTTGTAAACAAACTTCGCAGGGAAGGGTCTGATTAAGATCAAGTCACAACACCAAAGATGCGTACGATCCATTTTCACTTTCTCTTTCACTTTCATTCCACCTTTCTGTAATACAAATGATCATGTTGTGTTGCTAAATTCAGAATATCTTCTGCTGAACATTCTTTCAAATTCATTTCTCTCTCTAAATTCTTGTTTAACCACTTCCATCTAGACTTCATTATATTCAACTGAGTGATTACTGCTTCGTTTAGTTCTTGGATCTGTGCAAGTTCGGCCATAGCAAGACTAATCTTTGCTGATGCTTGTCTCTTCTCCTTCCAGATACAATAGATTCTGTATGCATCCTCTGTTAATGTGGCTGATATTAGATGAGGCATTACATCTCCACCCTTATAGATCCACATTCACAACACTCATGGTCATATACAAGCTTCTCTTGTAGTTCTAAACTATACTTTGTACTATCATAAGTAATACCTTCTTCCCAATATTCATGGCCACAATGGGCACATTCCACTTCTTTTCCGCAACTATAACATGTATATTCCATGATTACATCCTCTTTAGTAGCGTTTCTAAGGCGTCTGCTATGCGTTCTAAGTTGAATATTAGGTCTTGCCATGCTGGATTATCGTTGTCAATCATGTATTTCCGATAGTAGAGTAATATATAATATTATTTGAAGTGAGCATTTGTGGCTAACTTCATAAAAGATTCAGCCACTCATCAGGTAGGTGGGGTGGGGTGGATGGTATAGATACGGTTGTGAACGGGCCGCCTGCGGCGGAAAGATAGGTCGGTAGTTCGCCGAAATCCGGAAAAAATGTTCATAAACCTTACCGCTTTCCGAAGTGCATGGCTAAAAGTGATTCATTTTTTATTAGGGCTAGCGTAACGACAAACGATCAGACATATGTACAGTCTGAAATTGATTTAGGATCATTCGTAAATCTAGGGGTTTCAAAATCTACATTGCTGCGAATACACAACATCGCGGTTCAATATGTGGATGATTCCGGTGGCCCTGCATATCCGATCTACACAACTGCTGCAGCACCTGCAGGTATGGCATGGCAATTAACAACTCAAAATCAAACTGCTTTAGTTAGAGCAACTAATAAAAGTCTGATCTCTAGCGGTTGTCTTTCTGCATATGGTGATTCAACAAGCACTGCTCATGCATTCGGAACAGAAGAAAATGAAGATATCAACCCACAAAACTGGAAAAATGGATATTTAGTTGGAGTAGATCAACTCTATCTAGCAGTTGATATGTCTGCTGCTACTTTCACAAGTGGCCAAGTTGAACTATCAATAGTAATGGAATGCACACTAGAAGCAGCCACACAAGCAAACAGTGTAGCATTAGCATTGAGTCAACAGTGATTTAGATGGCTAAAGATAGTGACATCATAGCGAAGGCGCTTTGTCAACTAATGGAAAAGAAGCTAATTCTTGATGGAGTAGAACCAGCGATTGCTAAGATTCTCTCTGGAAGAGTTTGTGAAGTAGGAGTCAAAGCAACCGGTCGAGGTGCAAAGAGAGTTGCAAAGGGATCCAAGAAAACAGCTGCAAAGGGTTTGAATAACTGGCAGAAGTTCATTAAGAACCATGGAAAGAAGTACAAGTATGTTTCAGGGCCAAGAAGAGGCCAAATCAATATGAGGGCAGCATCAGCAGCCTTCAAAAAGACCCCAGCAGGTAAAAGGAGAAAAAAGAAATGAAGAAGATAGGAAGTTATACGGCAAGAGGAAATGTTAATCCAGAATCATCAAGTGTTGGATTAACTAAAAAGTTAAATTTATTCGACGGGAAATTTTCAACCGCGTATAAAATCA